CTACGCGGACAGAGACTTGAATTGCAGAGTGAGTTCTTTGGGTATACAGTACATATACAATGTTGCTTTATGTATACAAAAAATAACAAATAGCATATTGGCGGCTTTTCGCAAGCGAAAACCGGGCTCTGGCCTTCGGTTGAGCCAATCCTTATCTAGTCCCTTGTAACGCTTCAGGGACATGCACCCATGCTCAGGGATCATCATTGCGCGTGCGGGGCGTTGCACCCGTGCTCGGGGCGCATCATTCGCCGCACTCGCCGCCACCTTGGCCGTGCGCGCTTCGCTTGCGCTCGGCCTGCGGTGTCGTCTCGGGGCGGCTCGGGGCTGCGCACTGTGCGCGGGGGGCAACGCACACATGCTCGGGGCTGCTCATTGCGCGTGGGGGGCGAGTCATTACGCTTTCATGTCGCCAATCTAAAAATCATCTCAATCAGTCAAGCTGACTAACGATCCCTGCCGCAGGGCGTTGCCCTCGGCCTTGCGGCCTCACCCAGCTACAGGGTATAACCAGCCGCCATGAACGCTGAAATAATCTTTTGGGGGATTGTCGCTGCTGGTGCCGTGCTGATTGGGTGGATCACATGGCCAACAAAAAGCGCGAATGTTGTGCCGTTCAAAAAGCCCAAAGGCAAAAACAAAAAGTCAGAGCGGAACCACCTAGACGCCATCTACAACCCGAAGCAGTTTCGGAAGCCCCGTAAATAACATCCATAGTCAGAGCTGCTGCGCAGCTTGAGGCGCTCGCCGCGCGGCATCCGTCCCGCCTCACACATCACGCCCTGCACCTGCCGTGATTCCTTTCACCTACGAGTAACGCTAAACCAAGGACGCGCTGCGCGCTTTCAAACACTGCACCCGGTATTCATAAAGCTACGCTTTACAAAGCTTCCGGGTTCCGTGTTTGAACCTTGGTACCGCTGTTCTCTACGGCTCAGGAACTCACGGCGGACGGTGCAAAGCAGAGTAAGTGGTAGGCGGTACAGATCCAAATTGATCCGGCTAAGAATCTACGACCCCGGTGCATTTTGAAAGGCGGTGTGACATGGCGATAGCAGCAAATTTCCTGAAGTTTCCCCAAGCGATGGCATTGCAACTGCCCCTGCGTTTGGGTAAGCCCGTGTGGAATACAAAGCGCCCCAGCACGCGCCGTGGGCGTGCGTTCCGCTCGCACATCGCGGCTGTGGTGAAGGCAGTGGGGTTGCGCATCGCGCCCGTGGCGAAGGTGGTGCCACAGTGGTGGAAGGATGCCAAAGCCAAGGCTCGCGCCTTGGCTAAAGAGGTGAAGGGTGATTGCATTGAGCTGGACTTTGCAGCACCAGCAAAGCGCCCGAATTTGATGCGCCAAGTAGCAGCCTTGGGGCTGACTGCTTGGGCTTAAAGACTGCCAGTCAGGTTGAGTTGTGCCGTTCGCGCTGCACGCGTCACGGCTTGTTGCGCGTCGTGGTTTTGTACCGCGATGGCGTGTTTGATTTCTGGACTGTTTTGGGTGCCCTGATCGACCGGGGCAGGGGTCTTGCTTTGTGCTTGCTGTACAGGTACTGGCGCACTGTACGCATCAAAGCGCGGGTTATTGATCGCAGTAAGACATTCATCATGGTTTAGTCCTGCATTGGTTCCTTGCTGCGTGAAGCACTTGCACTCACCTTGAAAGCAGACGCCGCCAGCTACAACCGGGAACGCTTGTACCTTGCGGACGTCATCGAATGCCGGGGCAGTCTCAGGCATGTTGGATACGCGAGGTATCCAATCGACGCGGTCGTCGATTTTTTGACCTGGAGATGATGCTGGGGGAGGGGCGAGGCCGAAAGAGGAAGCAAGGCCGGAAGGGATTGCAGGGGCTTGCTGGGTGATTGCTGGTTTGTCAGGCTGTGGAGTTGCCTGTTCTGGTTTAAAGCTGCTGTACAGGCTCCAGAGCATGTACAACAGGGCGAGGATTGCAGCGCCGACGATGTAGAGCAGTAGAGGCCTGTTACGGACAGGCTTGATGTGCATGGATGCACTTTTGTACTTGTCAAAAACGTGTTTGGGCAGGGTATAGCGGCGCTTGTTTTCGCAGCGCTTCCAACTGTTGTTGGTATCGCATTCGGGGAATTCGTAGAGCCATCTGCCCATCCAGCCTGTGTCTCGGATGTGCAGATGACGCCCGACCAGTGCTCGGACGTTGGAGTCAATGAGCTTGACGTTTTGGGTGATCAGGATGAAGTCAATGCCGCGATGGCGGTGGGTTTCCAGAGCAGAAATGCATTCAGGAACCTTGGCACCGGGGCCACGTGGGCGCCATTTACGCTGAATCTCATCACAGATGATAAGTGCACCGTCTGGCACCTCGGTGTGCCATTCCATAACGTCCAGCTCGTAATGCTCTAATAGTAGGCCGTTGAGGTTGTCAACGTATAGAGGGCGGTCAGCATACTCACGCAGTAGCAGGTCAACCGCTAAAGCGGTTTTGCCGGCTCCGGGGGTTCCAGTGATTACCGTGATCATTTAGCCCCCGATGAAAGCAATGCGTTTTGCAAATCGGATAGATGCAGCAGCGACCATGGCACCGAGGACGATGCCCACGGCCTTGGGCAATTCTGCGATCGCCAGAAACTGCAATACCTCTGCGGGCATGGAGTTGTAGGCAATGCGGATTTCATTGATTGCGTTGTTCAACGCGTAGAGGATGGCACCGTAGGTCACGATGCCGAAGCCAAGTGCCACCACCGCACGGATGATGGCATACATCATGATGTACTTGAGGATGGCACCCATCAGTTACCCCTTGAAGAAAAGAGAATCCAAGCCGCGCAGAACCATGCAAACCCCAAAATGAGGTTAGCGATCAGGGAGAGTTGGTTACAGAAGGGCTGCCAAGAAATCTGGCGGCCGCCGAGGGCGTTGCCAATGTTCGGGAATGCGGGGCAGGACTTAGCACCTTGAAATCCGGGGATGGGGTTGAAGTCCAGATCAATTGCCTTTTCAGGCAATTTGGTGTCGTCGTCTTCGTGCTTTAACTCTTGGCAAGCAATAACCGTGGGGTACTTCTCACAGAAGTCGGTTTTGTCGGGGTCTTTTGGTTCATTGCCGGATGGACCACCGCCTGTGTCAGGCAGTGGCTGGGGGTCACGCACTGGTGGTGCGCTGGGGTCTTCGACCGGACGGTTTACAGGAGTGGTTTCAACCTGCCAAGGACTACCGGGGGCGGGCGCAGGCTTTGCTTCTACACCGGGCTGTACTTGAGGTGGGTTTGATGGGCTGGGGGCCTCAGAGGGGTTGAAATTCGGATTAGTTACAGGGTCACCAGTGGGGATGAAAACCGGCTGTATGTTGGGTTGCTCTACAGGCAGAGGGACAGGGATATGCCTAGGCACGTCAGCAGGCATGGGGTGCTTGATGATCTCTTCGATGGCCTGTTCTTGGGTAAGGGACTTAAGAGGAGGTGTCTGAACACAACCAGCCGGTGTGGAATACCAGCCAGCAGGGCATGAACTTTTACTCCTGTAAATAACAGTGGAAAAGATGCCCCTTGAACCAGAGCAAGACCAAGTGGTAGAAGTTGCTTGTGTGATGACTGCCCCTGAATCACCATAGGCAGCGAGAAAGCTGGCGCAGGCTTTTATTGGTGTTAACTGATAACCGCCAAGAGCATTGCTATCGTAGTAGTAGTAACCATCAGAAAGCATATCGTCATAGGAAGGATCGGAAACAGTCCATAAGCCTGAAGTAGCGTCGTAGACAAGGCCAGCGAGGCCGAGCCAGCTAGCAATAGTCACAGCATTGCGGATGCCGGGGTGCAGCATGATGGCGGCGGCTGCAACGCGGGGGGCGTTGGCTGCAAAGCGCATCGTTGCGGGCATGGACACAGCGCGCCCGCCAACATTCAGGGATGCATTGGTGGAGACAGAGCCACTCAGGAAAGTTGCACCGTTAGCAGCCTTAGTGCCAGTAAACGAGCCACCAACACCGCCACCAGCAGACCAACCAACAGGGGGCGTGGCTTGGGCGTATCCAGCGAATGCAGAGCCAGCAGAAAGCGCTAATGCTGCAATCAGCCCTTTGAAATGATGATCCATAGAGCACCCAGCCATGCAATAGAGAGATAGATTGCGCCTTCAGTCATCAGAGACACCTATACGAGCGCGCCACAAAATCATGATTCCGTAGACGCTTAAAAGCCCAAGGGTGATGGCTCCAAGAATGGGAGAAACGTCAGCCATCGTGAGCAGCTGGCATGGCTGCGGCTCCTGAGGAACCTCAAGCACCGTAGCCATGCCCCCTGCAAGGGGTTGCAGGGAGTAAGTCACCGAGGTTTCAGAAACACCCGTGACATGCACAAGGTGTGCTTGTCCCGCGTGCTCCAAAACCTTCCCAGATTCGGCGGACGCTTTCGCACTCAGAGCTTGCGCTTTCGTGTTGAAACACGTTCCGCCGATCTGGTACATGGCAGTGCCTTACTTGGAACGCCACAGCAGCTTGATTGCGAAAATCGCAAACAAGCCGAGCACCACCGCAGCAGCGATCAATTCACCTTGCGAGAAGGCTTCTTCGACCTTGGCAACAATGGTTGCTCCATGGGTAGAGGCATCCTGGGCCATAGCACCAGAGGACAGAACCAGAGCACCAGCAGCAGCGCCCACCTTATTGCCGTACTTACGTACAGCGCCGATAGTTGTGTTCAACATAGAGAGTCTTTCTCGCCTCAGATTGATGAACTTCTACGCCTAGAGGCAGTCAGCGAAGAAGAGAAAAAAAATGTCTGATAAACAGATAAAAAACCTGTAAAACGGCCGTAAAACAAACGACGCCGATGAACAAGAGAAACCAATCCATGGTTAAAGCTCCGAGAGGTCTACAACCTGAGCCTTGTGAAATGCATCGACGTGTTCGGCGATCATTTCGGCGGCAGTTTCAGCGTCAGGGATGGCGCATGCGTCTTTGAGCAACATGACCCAGCGCGGCTGACCGTCGTCAGGATCAGGAGCCAGAAAGGCACCTGTAAATACCGACTGGATCACGTAGGCCATGGGTTAGCCCTTCGCCAGCGGACGAATGTCTACAAGGGTCAGCTTGGAGCTGTTTTCAGCACCTGCAACCATGTCGAAAGTGGCTTCCACCTGAACGCCACCAGCGGGCCATTTGTCTTTCATGTTTTTCCACTTTGCGAACTCAGTAGAGGTGCCGAGCTTGAAAGGGCGGGTTACTTGGCCGATGGTTTCCCCCGTCGATTTCTCGCCCAGGTCAACTGCCAGATGGAAGGTGGTCGAATCAAACGCACGAGCTGCACCGCTCGCGGTTTCAAATTCACCTTTGGAAGATTGGATGCCGATGAGAACGGCAGGAGCTGTAAAACGCATGTGATTTCCTTCGTGGGCTTAGGCAGTCAGCATTCCGGCTTGCCCTTTGCCGGTGACCGAATGGAAGCACTTAGCAAACGTGGCCGCGACTTCGTCGTGGTCGAATTTGCGCAAGCGGTTGGGAAGTTTTTTGCCTTCGTCAAAAAGCTCGTCGAGCACCTTCATGGGGAGGTGTTTCAAAGCCAGAAGGGCAGAGGGAGCGGCTGTTTCCATGAACCAGCGCACAGAGCGGGACACCTCAGCATCTATAGATTGCTGCTGTAGGCGTTCAGTGCATTTGATGGGCTGGGCTTGGTACTGCGCACCATGCTCAGCCAAGATGGATGCATGCCAGTCGGAAGCACCCGCGAAGAAGTCATGCGGACGGCGGAGGATGTCGGAAGGGATGACCCGTTTTTGGTTGCCGTAGCGGAGTTCCACACGCCACCAGTTCGAATCGTCTTCGCAGCCAAAAAGCTGCTTGCCTTTTTCGTAAGCGTTGGTGAGCTTGCCGCTTTCGCGTGTGCCGATGTAGAAGGACGAGCCCTTGCTTTTCTCGTTCAAATCTTCATTTGCACGTCCAGCAGGGCGACGGCCATGGCAGTCCATTGCGCCACTCAAAAAGTCAGATTTGACGCGCTCAAATCCACCTTTTAAACCGTCGAAGAAGTCCAAGGCCAAGTCAGCGCGGGTGATGAGTCCACCGTATTCGTCGATGAAGTCGGCCATTTTTTCGCGCCAACCGTGCTGAGCGAAGGTACAGCCCATGCCTTCAAGGTTCAGGTGAACCGTTTTGTCCTGGCTGGTGCGGTATTTGCCGTTGGAGGCAGAGAGGAAGCCGACCCAGCCGATGGGGTAGCCCTTGCGGGAGAGGGTGTAGCGGTATTTGTAGAAGTCCCGACCGGGGAGCAGTTGGGATTCAATGGCGAAATCTTGACCGAGTGTTTGGGCAATCTGCTTGCCAAGCTCGTAGGCACGATCTGCGGCAAACAGTTCGTCCTGGGTGAGTTCGTTCAGGTGGGGATGCACGACCTTTTCAAGGTCTGAGCGCTGGCCAGAGCCGAAGTACTGGTCAGTGGGGTCTTGGATATGCTTGGGGAAAAGCACATCGACCGAGGGAGCAGGGCATTTGCGGAGCTGGAAAGTTACGCGGAGCCAATCAATGTGGACGAATGAGCCTCGCGCTGCGCGCTCAGCCATGAGTCGCACTTTGATTTCGCGGCCTTCTAAGACCAAGGCAGATTGCTTGGTCATGGTTTGTCCCAGAAATAGAAAGGCTCAGTAGTCAGAAGATACGAAGCTTCAAGCCGTAAAGAGGCTTCTAGAGAAAGTGAATGAGGGTGTTTTTTGCCATATCTGCGTACACATACTTGCCGCATGACACGCAGCTTTTGCAAATGCATGGCCTGAAAAGACATGACAGGGGCTAAGGTGAGATTGCGCCCTGTAGAAGTTGTCCCCGTGTTACCAACGGGGACAGCTGGCAAGGTGGGTGCTGTGTTTACGTCATCCCCAAAATTGATAGCAGAAGATTGGACTTCGCCCAGCAAGTCAGAATGGCAAGAATCGCAAATTCGGGGCTCTTGCAGCATTGCCCACAAACCACAAGACAGACAAGCGGCCTTGTTCTGGGCTTGGTTTTCTGTTGATGTGGAGAATTGAGACATTGCAGCGTTACTAATTCGTTTACGTATGCCGCGAATGTAAATAGAAAAGGTACAGATATGACGTTAGTAGAGACACTAATTGACAAAGCAGCAAAAAACCTAGGCAGTCAAGCGGCCCTAGCGCGGGAACTTGGAGTTCATCGCGCTCAAATCACAAATTGGAAACGTGGAACACACGTATGCAAAGCAGACGATCTAGCTGCAATCGGCTACTTTGCTGGATATAACGCTCTTAATATCCTAGCTGCAGCAACCATCAAGGAAGCTGAAGGAACAGCGAAAGGAAAGGTGTTAGAGGCAGCATTGGGAAAAGAGATTCCGGGCCTTGGATGCTTAAACGCAAGTGGTTTGACACCCCTTAAAGGGGGGTTAGCTGAAAGATACAATGTATATTATGTTAAGTTGCTTTTTCCGGCTATCCGACGCCAATTTAAGCACCCCGCTTTGATGCTTCGCATTGCTTGAAATGTGGTCAATCGCGACAAGCGTAGGCCATGTCTCGAGCACCTCAAAAAGCACAATTTATCCACCTCCCTACCATGGCGGACAGCCTAACAAGCTAGGACGTTGTACATAAATCAATTGCAGGGCGTAGACGTCCAACCGCGTTGTAAATTCACCTTAGCCAAGAGCAAGCCATTTGTGCTTGCGGCTGTACGGAATATGGACATCCGAATCCATCTGTCGCCTGCACAGGATGCTGAAGTCAGGCACTGTCCACGCAAGCGCACGCGACTGAAACAAGGACTCCACCAAATCGGCCAGAACACAGCGCAGCTCCGTTCTTTACCTCCTGCGCCAACGCACTGGGCTGCCACACTTACTTGCGGGTCAAGCGCAGCGCTCGCTCCGACAAGGCTCGGCGCTGCAAAGAACGACCGCCCCGGTTTTTGGCGCCCGCAACAGCTTCGACCTCAGGGCTCTCTGCAGTGCCGCTGACTGCTGTTTGCGTAAGCTTGAGCATGGATTTGAGTTCTTGCACATGCTCCTTGCTCAGCGCCAAAGCCTGCTGGGCACTCAGATGGGCCGTTTGGCTGGCCAGCAACTCTTCCTCTGCCGCAGCGCAGCGCGCTTGCAGGGCTTCGTAGCGGGTTTGGGCTTTGTGCTCCGCCTCTTGCTGGGCCTTTTTGGCTTTTTCTGTGTCTTGCCGGCTGCGGTCCAGGTCGGCCAGCATCCGGCGCTCATTGCCGGCAAATTGTTCTGCCAAACGCTGGCGCTCTTGGGCAGCGGTTTCCAGCTCTTTGGAATGCTGTTCATGCAACTGCTCTTGCGCAGCGCGCAGCGCAGCTTGCTCCAAGCGCTGCTTTTCCAGCAGCACATCGCGCTCATTGAGTTGTTGCTGCATTTCATTCAACCGGCGCGATAAATCTTCGCGTTGGTCTTGTGCCAGCTTCAACGCCGCATCCATGGCCATTTTTTGCTGCTGCATGACCTCCTCGCGCTGCTGCAGCTTGGCTTGCTGGGTTTCCAGCAGCTTTTGCACCGCCTGGGCCGCTTCTTCGCGGGTTTGCAATGCCTGCACGGCAAGCGCGTGTGCCTGCTGCATGGCATTGCTCCACAGCGCCTGCGCGGTTTCCAACACCTCGGTCGGTACGGCATTGCGCAAATCCTGGGTGTGCTGGTTCAGGCCCAGCCGCGCACCCAGCGTGGCAAACCATGCATCCAACATGGGCGCCACGGTGTTGGGAGAACCCCGCCCCATGTGCTGGCGCACTTTTTCAATGGTGGGCTTGTGCCCATCGGCCAGCAAGGCATCGGCGGCGGCCCAAACATCGGCTTCTTGAATGCCTCGCGGCGTTTTTGGTGCTGTGGATTGCATGGTTCTTAGATTACCATCGATAAGAGATTGTTATCGTGAGTTGTTAGATATTATTATATAACACCACATGTGTTACATGTTATTTAATACATATTCAGTGAGAAATACTACATATGCACAACACACAGCTGCTGATAGCGGAGAAAGAGGAACAAAGCCTGAGCCTGCTGAGCGACAGCACGCTTCACGCCCTCAAAGAGCTGCTGCGCGAAGGTGAAGCCGCCAACACCGTGCGCAGCTATCAAAGCGCCATGCGGTATTGGGCGGGCTGGCACCAGTTCCGGCTGGGGCATGCCATTGCCCTGCCCTTGTCGGTGGATGTGGTGCTTCAATTCATTGCCGACCATGCCCAGCGCAGCACCCCGTATGGGCTGCGTTGTGAGCTGCCCCCGTCAATCGATGCGGCGCTGGTGCAATCTGGCTGCAAGGCCAAGCTGGGTGCGCCCAGCCACAACACCCTGGTGCACCGTGTGGCGGTGATGAGCAAAGCGCACCAAAACCGGGGCATCCCCAACCCCTGCCATGATGAAAAAGTGCGTGAGCTGCTCTCGCGCACGCGCAAGGCCTACGCCAAGCGGGGCGAGCGGCCTCAGAAAAAAGCCGCCATCACCAAAGACGTGCTGCAACAACTGCTGGCCACCTGTGACGACAGCCTGCGTGGCCTGCGTGACCGTGCTCTGCTGCTGTTTGCCTGGAGCAGTGGGGGCCGCCGCCGCTCAGAAATCAGCAGTGCAGATATGCAATACCTGCGGCAAATTGGCCCCGGCCAATATCTGTATGAGCTGGCTTTCTCCAAAACCAACCAAAGCGGCGCAGACTTGCCCGAAAACACCAAACCCGTGCTGGGTGCGGCAGGCAAAGCCTTGGCCGACTGGCTGGCTGCCAGCGGCATTAACGAAGGCGCCATCTTCCGGCGCATTCGCAAAGGCGGGCACCTGGGCGAGCCACTGCAAGCGCCCGCCGTGCGTGCCATCGTCAAAGAACGCTGTGCGCTGGCCGGGGTGGATGGTGACTTTTCTGCGCACTCGCTGCGCTCGGGTTTTGTTACAGAGGCGGGCAAACGCAATGTGCCGCTGGCCGAAACCATGGCGCTCACCGGCCACCAGAGCGTGGCCACCGTGCTGGGCTACTTCCGCGCAGAATCCGTCATCCACAACCAGGCCGCGCATTTGATGGATGAGGATTGATAGCAGGCGCCCGGCGCTCTAGCATGGCTGCACCGGCTGAAAGTTCTCTCCTGCACTTTCATCCAACTCCAGCCCTCTCACCCGTTTCAGGAGTGCGCACCATGCCCCGCCCTAGCAGCAGCCAGTCAGCCCCCAGCACCCAAGATCAGACCGCAGGCACCGCCGCCAAGCCCAGCGCTGCAAGTGCCGCCAAGGTATTTGGCGCATCGGCTGCACTTGATGCACTGAGCGCCATTGACGAACACACCCGCAAAGTGGTGGCGCATGTACGCCAGCGAACCCACATCTCGCGCAACCTCGGCCATCAGGCCGCGCCAAACCAGGACAGTTTGGGCGCACGCGCCGCTGACACCGTTGCAGGCTTTGGTGGCTCGTGGACTTTTGTGCTGCTGTTCGTCTTCACCACGCTGGCGTGGATGGCGGTCAACACCCTGCTTTTGGCATGGCAGGGGCACACCTTTGACCCCTACCCCTACATTTTGCTGAACCTGGTGTTGTCCATGCTGGCCGCCATCCAGGCGCCCATCATCTTGATGTCCCAAAACCGCCAGGCCGACAAAGACCGCGTGCGCAGCGAACACGATTACGAAGTCAACCTCAAAGCCGAGCTGGAAATCATGCTGCTGCACGACAAAATCGACCAACTGCAAAACCAGCAATGGCATGAGCTGCTGGCGCTGCAACGCGAGCAGCTGCAACTGCTGGAAGGCCTGCTCCTGCAGCGCGGCAGCGCACCACAGACCAGTTGA